CACATAAGGTGACGCTGCAGCTCCTTGTAGAGATGAGTCGTTAAAGGTAACTCCCGTTGTGCCGTCTACGATAAGTGTCATGTTTTTATCCTAATATATTTACTTGTTGCTGAGCTTTAAATTTTTCTATTACTTCTGGTGTATGTGCTACTCTACAAATGTCTTGCACTTGTTGTTCTTGTGTAGAGTAGTCTTCTCCTGGAGCTATACACCATCTATGGTAAGTTCTTGAAACTTCATTACCATTTTCAGTAATAATAGTAGCTTGACGAACTTGCACAGTTCCATTTTCTACTACCTCTATTCTATCTATTTCTGTTTTTGTAGGCATAATAAATTTCTAAGATGCAAAATATGATATATTTATTTGAACACTTTCAGACCCAGAAGTTGGGGCTGATGCAGCTGGGAAAAAAGCATACACAGCTCCTCCCGCAATTTGCGAAATGCCGACTTTAGTATTATTATTTAATAACGCACTACCGCAGGTTGCGTCAACAAATGCGAATGGATAACTACCAATTACTACGTAAGTTAGTACATTTGATGATGTAACTGTGCAAGCTACTGTAGCAGTTAAAGTAACTAATCTTCCAACTTTAGTATATCTTGCATTAGTTAAAGATAGTCCTGTTGCATTAACAGCAGTTAAACCTCCTGTCCAAGTTCCTTCTTCATAATCATCTAAAGTATTAGCATCTGAACTTGCACTTTGTGCTGCTGGGAATGTAATACCAATACCGCTTGACGGTGTAGCTGAACCCAAACCTATACCAAATGAATTAAACGTAGCAGAAGTCGTTCCCGCACTTTGTAGTTGTAGAGTGCCTGTGTTATCCGCTGTAGCGACTATCCCTGAACTTGTGGTTGCGTTAATTGATGCCATGGTTTATCCTTTTGGGTACTTATTTTTTACGGGGTCTATCATGTCTTTTTTCCAAGCGTCAACTCCGTTGTGATAAATATAATCTAGTTGATCTGCGATAGCTGGGTATGCTTGTTGTCTTTGGTATTTATATTGTTCTGGATCAACCCAAGCATTAACAAGTTCTAAATCAATTTCTACTTTGTTTCCATCTTTATCAAATGCACCAGCACCGTCATCTATAGAGACAACGTTTGGATATAATTTATATATAGCTTTATGGTTCATTATCCTTTAATCTCCATTACTGTTATGGATGAAACTGTTGTTGTATTGTCAGGATCTGTGTTTATGTAGAGTGTTCCAGTAGTCGCCCGACCTTGAACCTTATAAGTTGTCGCAGATGTTGTTGCTGGGGAATCTAAATGACTTATTGCATGATTGAATGTGTGCGCTGTTCCACCAACATTTCTGTTTGATAATTGTCCTGTAAATGGTGCACTACCACTAGAAGCTTGAGCAATAATTGTTGACCCTCTTACTAGCACATATCCAGTTGCTCCAGCGCTCGCTACATCAGTTCCTATTCCAGTTACGCCAACCAAAACAAGTATTTGATTTGATGATGATGTTGGTGTAATTGTTACTGATAAACCTGTAATGTCAGTAAACGTTGTGCTTGCTGTAGAAAAAGTATTTGTCTTAGTTGTACTTACCACTTGCAACACACTTCCTGTTGGCATTGCATTTGATGTCACTAATGTGCCTGTAGTTGTTGGCAAAGTAAGTGTCGTTGACCCTGCTACTGACGGGGCTTGTAATATGATTGAACCTGAGGTATCGCCTGATATAGTAACTGAACTCATAACACCACCCATTTTGAGCCTGACGGCACAGTTATATTTACACCTGAATTAATTGTTAAAGGACCTACACTCATCGCACTTGACCCTGCTGTTATCGTATAACTTGTTGTCACTGTTAATGTGTTTTCATAAAGAGGTACAGTAGGTGCTAACACTGTTACGTTAGAACTTGTACCGATCATTGTATTTTGTACTTTTGTTATGGGCATGATTTATCCTTATGCTGTGTAGCTTCCTGAACTATTAAATTTAATAATTGTATTAGATCCTGATGTTGTAATAGTTGGGCTTCCTGTAGTTGTACCAGAGTAATTAGCTGTAGGAACTGATAGAATAACTACGCCTGAACCTCCTGTGCCACCAGTAGAACCAACGCCACCGCCACCACCTCCACCACCAGTGTTAGCTGTAGCTGCACTCGGTTGTCCACTTTGAAGGCCGTTTGCTCCCCCACCATTTCCTCCAGAGCCAGCAGCAACGCCAAATGTTGAATATCCACCACCTCCACCACCACCAGCATAAAATACTGCAGAACCAGTGATAGAATTCGATAACCCTACTCCACCATTACCTGATGCACTATTATTACCCAATCCACCCACTGCACCTGCTCCTCCACCTCCGCCTGCACCTGCATCCTGACTTTGTGTAGATTTATTACCATTGTTTCCTTGTCCAGCCGTACCTAATCCAAAAGCACCATTTCCACGACAGCCTCCACCAGAACCACCATTTCCACCAGAACCATGTCCACCACCAATTGCGGTTAAACTAAGTCCAGTTGAATTAGATCCTTGTGTATTTTGGGCAGATCCTGCTCCGACTGTAAATGAATATGTTGTTCCTACTGTTAATGATGATGTGCCTGTTAAATATCCACCCGCTCCTCCGCCTCCACCAATATCAGGGCCACCTCCTCCTCCACCAGCTACTATTAAATAAGAAGCTGTATATGCTGTAGGCATTATTGGAGTTGTAGAATATGCAGCACTTGAAACTACCCAGCCTTGAGTAGCATCTATATAGGTTAATATGACTGCTAAACGATTTGTTTTTAATAAGTAATTATCTGCTACACCTGTAATATTAGAACCATTACGTCCTAAAGTTACATTGTTTGTAGCAAATGTACCAGCATAATCTATAATTTGAATTTGGTTACCTGCTGTTGGACTTGCAGGAAGAGTTACAGTAAACGCAGCACTTGTTGTATTACATGGATAAATATTACCAGCTACTGCTGTAAACCCTGTTGTTTGAACAGCTTGTGTATTTAATCCGCCAGCTGTAGCCCAAGCAGTTCCATTATAAACTTCTAAAGATCCTAAAGTTGCATTAAATCCAAATTGCCCTGTTAAAGGACTTGATGGACGAGTGCCTGTAGTCCATGTAGATATGGACGTTCCTCCGTTAGAACCTAGTGCTGATAGATTTACTGCATTAGTCATGTATTATCCTAAATTAACTTCTTTCCAATTAGTTGTTGCCTCGTCCCATGTATATAATTTACCATCATCTGGCATCGCTACGGGTGCTTCCCATAACCAAGTTGACTCATTAAGAACCCAAGAATCAAAAGGTTTAGGGGCATAGAATACATCGTTCGTTGCATCGTATGTATAACCAATACCTGCGTAGTTACCTCTTAAAGGTCTACCTTCTGGGTGTTGATTACCATGCGTATTATAGCTTGTTTGAATCCAAGTACCAGGACTTGAATCTACGAATGTATCAAAAAATTCTGGTTCAGCCACGATGACCTGTGTAACTTTACCGTCTACTACTTTTGCAAAATGTGACATTGTTGTCTCCTTTAAAAATTAAGCTGTGTATGTGCCTGATGTCGTGTATGTTAAAATTGTATTTGAGCCACTTGTGGTTACTGTTGGTGAACCTGTAGTTGTACCTGAATATCTTGATGTAGGCACTGAAATAATAACTATTCCTGAACCACCTGATGCAGAAGTATTATTTGCTGGTCCCCAGCCTTGTCCACCACCGCCACCGCCTGTGTTAACAGTACCTGCAGTGCCTAAACCTCCTCCAGTTATTGAAGAACCACCAGCACCGCCTCCACCAGAACCTCCAGTTCCAGCAGCGCCACTTTCAGTCCCAGCACCACCACCGCCACCTCTAGTTACTGCACTTCCTGTTATAGAACTTGATACTCCATTACCGCCATTTCTTCCAGTTGATGCTGCACCTGCACCACCACCGCCTCCGCCAGCAACAGATGTATCACCTGCAAATCCAGCATAACCTTGACCAGAAGTACCAGCACCAGCAGCGCCATTATATCTTCCGCCTCCGCCTGAACCTCCAGATGCTCCATTATTGCTAGTGGAATTGGAAGAAGGTCCACCACCACCACCGCCAATTGAAGTAATAGATCCAAATACAGAATTTGACCCATTTCCTGTAACAACTGAAATATTACCACCAGCACCACCAGCACCAACGGTAATAGTATATGTTGTTCCCACAGCAACCGCTAAGGGTGACTCAGCGGAAGCACCTCCACCTGAAGATTCTCCAGTAACAGATGATCTATATCCACCAGCACCACCACCACCACCATCACCAGAACCACCACCACCACCGCCAGCAATTACTAAATAAGAAGCGTTATAAGAGGGTGATGTTCCAGCATTAACCCAAGTATTAAAACTAGCGTTATAAACTTCAATTTGACCTGTAGTTGTATTATATCCAATTGTTCCTGTAGGGGGCGTTGTAGGTCTTGTGGCTGTTGTCCATACACCATTAGTAGAAGTCCATCCAGAACCATTATATATTTCAAAAGCAGATAAAGTAGTGTTATATCCCGCTTGACCAGCAACAGGGCTTGACGGGCGTGTACCTGTAGTCCAAGTAGCAATAGCTAATCCTGTAGAACTATCTAGTGTACTTGCGCCTGCGGTTCCTGTAAGTATGAGTGCCATTATTGTCCTTACGCTGTGTATGTGCCTGATGTTGTGAATGTATGATAGGTGTATCCGCCAGATGAAGTAACTGTACCACCTGTACCTCTTTGAGAGCCGCTGTAACGAATAATAACTATACCAGAACCACCAGTTCTTTGTGCTGAAGCTTCACCATTGCCTACACCTCCAGCCCCGCCTCCTGTGTTAGCTGTGCCTGAATTGGCGGTTCCTGAGGCTGATCCTCCAGCGGCTCCTCCACCACTACCGCCCGCTCCACCTGTACCTGAAGTATTAGTACCACCACCTCCACCACCAGCATAATAATAAGTGCCTCCTACATTTTGCCCTGTAGAAGTTGCAGCTCCCCAGGCTGAAAAAGCACTTGTACCAATACCACCAGCACCGCCTGTTGAACCACTAGCATTACCACCAACGCCACCAGCACCACCACCGCCACCCGCAGGTTCAGCAGCATTTGAAACGCCACTTCCGCCAGCAAAACCCTGACCAGCAGTTCCTGCACCACCTGCAGGGGATGAATCAGATCTTCCACCACCACCGCCACCTGATCCACCAGCAGTACCAGCAGTACCAGCACCAGTACCTCCACATCCCCCACCCACTGCCGCTGTTAAGCCAGTAATAGAGCTATTTGATCCGTTTGTAGCTGCAGCTGGAGAAAATGATGAAAGCCCTCCATCCCCAACAACTATTGAATAATTAGATAATACTGCAAATGACGATGTGCCAGATACTACACCACCTGCGCCTCCACCTCCTCCATGATCTCTACCGCCTCCACCACCACCAGCAATTATTAAATACTCAACGGAATATGTAGGTGCGTTAGAAGATAGAACCCATGAGGAACCATTGTATGTTTCTAATTGGCCTAAAGTAGTATTAAATCTAGCCTGTCCTGTAGTAGGGCTAGAAGGTCTTTGTGCGGTTGTTCCTGCAGGTATATAAGCACCACCTGTCGCTGAATCAGAAGTAACAAAATTACCACTTGTTGTAGGCAGGGTGAGCGTAGTTGTACCTGATACTGCTGGTGCAGCTAAGGTTACGGTTCCTGATGTATCTCCTGCGACTACTATGCTTGCCATGTTTTATCCTGTATATGTACCTGAAGAATTAAATTTAATAATTGTATTAGAGCCACTTGTGGTTATTGTAGGGCTTCCTGTTGTAGTACCAGAATAGTTTGCTGTGGGTACTGAAATAATAACCACCCCAGAACCTCCGTTGCCACCAGTTCCGTAAGCGCCACCTCCACCACCGCCAGTATTAACAGTTCCGCTTGTTCCAGTACCACTTGTTCCAGCATATCCTGCACCGCCTCCACCAGAACCTCCAGTTCCAGCAGTATTAAAATAAGATCCACCGCCTCCACCTCCAGCATATGTGACTGATGATCCTGTTATAGAAGATGCTGTGCCTGCACCGCCATTACCTGCTGCTCCGCTGGTAGCATTTCCACCAGTACCTCCAGCACCTCCACCACCGCCACCATTAGCATAAGAGCTTGTTGATCCTAATCCATTACCACCTGCATTACCTTGTCCTGAAGTTCCTGCACCACCGCTTGAAGCAGCTGGGCTCCATCCACCATGACCACCACCGCCTGAACCTCCAGAAGAACCATTTGCAGTAGTTGTTGATCCAAAACCTCCTCCAATAGCGGTAAAAGATGAGAACACAGAATTAGATCCGTTTGTCATAGATGATCCTGAGCCACCTGTTCCACCAGATCCAACAGTAGCTGTATAAACTGTTCCAGCTGTTAAAGTTGTTGAACCTGTTAAAAGTCCTCCAGCGCCCCCTGCTCCAGTTCCACCACCACCACCTCCAGCTACTACTAAGTATGACGCTGTATAAGTAGGCGCATAAGCAGAAATAACCCAAGATGTACCATTGTAAGTTTCAACCTGTCCTAAAGTTGAGTTGTAACCAAATGTCCCTGTAGATGGACTAGAAGGTCTTGTACCTGTTGTCCATGTTGGTAAATTTATATACCCCGCACCAATAGTTAATCCAGTAACTCCAGCACCTTGAAGTTGCAATACGCCACTAGAATCTCCAGTAGAGACTATGCCACCGAAACCAGAATTACTTGCATTTATTTGAGATGCCAATTTTTATCCTTAAATTACAATATATCTACTGCCTGCTGAGACAGTAACGGTTACACCACTTGCCGCTGTTACAGGACCCGTACTCATGGCATTACTGCCTACAGGTATTGTATAAGAAGCCGAGATGATTTGGTTATTAATAATTATACCATTAGTTGCATTAATTACAGCCCCAGTTCCTGTCGTAGTAGTAGGTAGTGCTAAGTAACGGCATGAGATATTATTCGTACCTAGTGGAGGCGCTGTTGAGAATGTTAATGTTGTGCCTGTGACTGTGTAATTACTTGGATCTTGAACCACGCCTGATATAGCTACAAGCACTGATTCTGAGTTAGCAGGTGTTACAGACATGGTAAATACGGTTTGTGATCCTGTACCACTAAAGTCTTCTGCTGTAATCACAGCGGCTGTATTGACCGCACCAAACGCTACGACTTCAATAATATCCCCTGCATTAGCACCTGTGGCTAAAACAATCGTAGTGCCATTAGACGCAGTGTAGTCCGCCTGTGCGAGCTTAACACCGTTTCTATAAACTTCTACTAGACCTACCGTGTAGGTTACTGTGAATGTGGTTTGACTTGCAGTTGCTGTAAAGTCTGTGACTACAAATGAAACACCTGATGAAGTACTTGCTGCCCATGACGGAACGCCTGAAGCTAAAGTTAATACTTGACCATTGGTACCTGCTGTTAATTTAGATAATGTATTTGAAGCAGAGGCATAAAGAATATCACCTGTAGCATAAGTTGACTGTCCTGTACCACCAGAAGTAGCACCGAGTGTACCTGCTACAGTGACAGCGCCTGAAGTTGCGGTTGATGGTGTTAGTCCTGTTGAACCAAAACTAATTGTTGTAACACCACCTGATGAAGGTGTTTGCCATGAAGGAATACCACCTACAACTGTTAAAACTTGATTTGAAGACCCAATAGGCAGTCTTACAGCAGTAGGGCCTGAACCTTCATAAATCATATCCCCAACAGTAGTCATTGGGTTTAATGCGTCAAAAGCAGCGCTTGCTGTGGTTTGTCCTGTACCACCATTCCCAATAGGAAGTGTGCCTGATACATGTGTAGATAAGCCAATCTTACCCCATAAAGGATCTGCGCCTACGCCACCTGAAATTAAAGCATTACCTGTAGCTACGTCTGCTAATGTGCCTAATGTGTTTGCAGCTGTAGCATAAACAAGATCACCTTGAGTATATGATGTTAGACCAGTACCACCTGATGTTGGACCTAATGTACCTGCTAATGTCACGGCACCTGTTGTAGCAGTGCTTGGTGTTAAACCACTTAATGATGTTTGGAATGAACTAACTAATGAACTTGATACTGTAGCCCATGATGGTGCTGATCCTGTATTACCTACTAAAACTTGTCCAGTAGTTCCTGCTGATGTCACACCTAAAGCTGAAGTTCCATTACCATAAACTACGCCATTCGCAGTAAATGTAGTAGCGCCTGATCCACCTGCTGCTACGGGTAATGTGCCTGCAGTAAGTGCACTAGAGGATGTAGAATAAAGCGCAGAATTAGCTGCTGTAAAAGTAGTTAATCCTGTGCCACCATAAGCTGTTCCTATGGTTCCACCATTCCAAGTTCCACCTGTAATTACAGTAGATCCTAAAGATAATGCGTTTGTACCCCAAGTAACGTTCTCTGGAATATATCCGTGCACGTCCCAAGTACCACCTACTGTAGTGTTATCTAATAAAGCAATATTTGCAGCACCACCAGGAGCAACAGTACCTACTGTAGCCGCAGCATAATCAGTAATAGTAAGTATTCCAGTAGCATTATTATTAAATTGGAAAGCAGTGGTATCTGTTAGTGTTGTAGCGTCAGGCAATCTAAATGTTTGTGTACCTGTACCAACTAGCGTTTGATTGTATTGAGAAGCTGCTGTTAGATTAGTTACACCTGCAGCTGCAGTGATGGTTTGAGTGCCTTGATTAAGGCGATTAATTGTAATATTAGAATTAGCATCACGTAGTACGACTGAGTTAGGACCAGATGAAGAAGTAACACCAGTACCGCCATAAGCAACGCCAATAGTAGAACCGTTCCATGTACCAGAAGTGACTGTGCCTAATGCAGTGACATTACCACTTGCATTTAAGTTAACAGATTTTTCTGCAGGATAAGTAACAAATACAGAAACAGTATTACCTGTTAATGTAAGAGGTGATGTAGTTCCTGATGAGTTTGATAAGACAGTATCTCGTGATAACGTAGTACCTGAAGATGTATAGGTACCAATACCTACTTCCCATACTTGAGCTACGTTGTCATATATGGTGTAGTAGGTTGTATTACCATTACCAATAGCTGCAAAGGATTGAAACCCAGGTACCGCCCCTAAGAGCGTAAGTGTACCTGTACCACTTGTCGTGGAGGTTTCCTGGACACGATCCTTGACTACAAGAGCCATTTAAGACTCCTTAGCTTGTTGCTGTTGTTGAATAAGTAACGCTTACTGTATCCCCAGCTGTTGTGATTTTAGCTGTTGTAAATGCACCTGCTGAATACAATGTACCGCCAGTATTACTTTGTGTAGATGAAGCACCAGAACCTAATACTAAGAAGCAACCGCCTACTGTACCGCCACCACCTGTAATTGTGTATGTGATTGCAGAAGCTGCAGATGTAGTTACGTTTGATGGTGTAGATCCAGATGATGTTGCTGAAGCAAATACTGCTGTACCACGTACTGCTGAACCACCTACTGTGTAGTTAGTAAATTCTGTCCAACCAGCATGTGATGTCATTGTATCAGAGCCTGTACCAAATGTCGGTGCTGCACCTGAAATGAGACCTAAAAATGGACCAGTTACAGAATATGAAGATCCTTTTAATAAAGTATCTAACATTAATTCTTTACCTACTGCATTGACTAGATTAGGAAATGACTCTTCCCATTTTAAATTGCCATCTTTGTCACGGCATTCAACGTGATAGTGGCCTTCAATACCTAATGTTTCATTGGCTACGGCACCAGCATTTAGCGTGATGGTTGCTTTATCACCAAATCCACCTTGTTCTTTTTGAATCATAATAACTCCTTAACTTATTCTTAAAATGGCATTTGTTGAATTTGCCGTTGGAAATTGCACTGTGAAACTAGATGTTGCTGTTTTATCAGAGCCAAAATTTAATACAAAAACTGCTGCATTTGTAGTGCTATTATAAACTAAAGCACCCCTACAAGTAAAACTTGCTGGGCTCCAAGTGACGTTGGAGAAAGATACATATGCCGTATTATTTTCTGTATCTGAAAGTATTGTAGTTGGAGTCAAAGCAATGCCTCCAGCTGAGTATCCTGTGCCTGTTACCTCATTATTTGTGGTATAGACTGTAGTGGTATCATCTAGGTCTGCTAATGCGTTATAAAGGGCTATTTTGTACGTGTATGGCGTACCTGTATTAAAGTTTTCTAAACCTTTAAGCATATTAGATTTAAATACTGTGCAAGCGGTTTGAACTATCATGAATTAACCCTAAGCTTAGTCTGGCCATCACGGTAAGCATCACCTCTTTCAAGGCCATCACCAAGACGTTTAAGTTGCTGCATAGCTTCTTGATACTTTTCTTCGTAGTTTTTAATAACATCTGGTTCTTGTTTTTGGAATATCATAGCTTCACGCATAGAACCATAAAACAATACTGGATCATAATTGTCACCTAACCAGCTTGTACCAGTAGCATTAGATATGCCAGTTACAGTAATTACAAGGCCTGAACCAGCACCACCTAAACTTGATGCAGTAGCGCTTAATGTATTACCAGCAACATAAAATTGTCCACCATCTGTTAATGATGCAGAGCTTACCACTCCTGAAGAGTTAACTGTAATAGTTGCTGTTGCACCAGAACCTGATCCTCCAGTAAGCGATACATTTTCATACGTTCCTGGAACATATAAAGTACCTGCAGCTGTAACAGCAATTAATGTAATTTGTCCTTGTACAATGGTAGGTGGATAATAAAAATAATGTAATTCAGCATTATAACTAGCGTCTGGTGTTGGACCCATAATTAAAGATAACTCGTTTGTTGCACTATATTGTGATCCAAACAATGCATAATGCGTTGGCGTTCCTGTATCTGCAGGATTTGGAAATGCCTGACGAATATAGTTGACATCTTTATTTAAAAGATATTCATAATTGCCATCAGCTTTAATAATAGCTAAAGAATAAGTAGATAACCAATCATTTGGAAGTGATAAATACTTATTGCCAGAAGTAAGTGTACCAGTTACATTTTTACGTAAAGAAGGTATTTGAACTGAATTGTAAATACGATCTTCAGCTTCTTGAACAAAACGAGGTATGTTAGCTACAAATAACTGTTCTGTAGTTTCTGCATAATCCTGTATAGCTTGATAAAGCTGAACGTAATTCATTGTTATCCTTGTTTGCCGCTAATCTTACGACCTTTAGTAGCTGCGCCATAACCACGCATTTCACCAACACCATATGGGTTAACTTCTGCATAATTACCTTTGCTTACACCACCAACAGACATATTCTTTTTGTCTATTCCGTTGCCAGGTAAAACAACAGATTCATGCATTGTGCCATTTGGATTAGGCATAGGTTGTTTATAAACACCAATGTCATTACCACCACCAGATGGATATTTAAATCCAGTATATGCACTAGCGTCTTTGTTCTCTTTAGCGTGACCTAAAGGATAAGCTTCTGCTGGTGACACTGGAACTTTGCGTTCTTTAGTCATGATTATTTACCTTTTTTTTGATTCATTGCTCTTGCTAAATTGCGTCCAAGTTTCTTCATAGATAATGAAGTTACTGTAGAAGCGCCCTTAGAACCTTTGCCAGATTGAATACCAACTGTAGGTCCTGAATCACCTAGATTTTTGCCTTTAGTTTTACCTTTTTTGGTAATACCATCAGCTGCTGATTTGTATGCCATTTTGTTTCTCCTAATTAAGTTGTGACAATTGTTACATCGCCTATTATAACATTACTTATAAGGTGGTTAGGCGTTAATAAAGTATCAAATGAACTTGCTCCACCTACTGGATTCCAACCCCATTCAATCTGACGACTACCGTCTTGTGGATAGCCATTATCTTGAATATTGAAAGAATTGTTTTGTCCAATTTGTAAACCTGTATTACCAGATACTTGATAGGATACATCTGGTCTTGGTTCACGTACTGCTTGTGGATCATTCACAGGATACATACCTAATAATAACTGTGGTTGATCTGGTTCCCAGCACTCTGGGCAAACCTTAACACTAATTTGTTTGGTTTTAAGTATAAGCTTTCTTAATTCTTTGAGCTTATATCTTTGACCACAACGGTCACATTCGGCAATTGAATTTTTACCACTTGAATACTTGGTAGCCATGATTACCTTATATAAGACATATTTCTAGGCACAAATCTAATAGGTGCCTTTTCTCTGTCCTCTTGAGATGCTAAATCCCATTGTTTTTCATAATCTGATTGTAAGAATGCTACTCTATTTGGATCTACTGCTGGTGACTTTACGGCTAAGTAATAAGCTAATCCAGCGACCATACATGGTAAGAATCTAAATGGAATGTCATTAATACTTGTACCAGTACCAGAGTCTTGAACTCTTCTCATTCTCCAGTAAACAAATGTATATTGATCGCCAGGTGAATTAGGAGTAGGCCATACATTAATGCTTGGTAAATTTTGCACTGTAACATAATTACGTGGGCTTGTAGTAGCTATATGAAATGTTGCAGTTGTATTATTTTGACCACGAGCACAATTCAATAATTGATTGGTAGTAGTATCTACATTTGGATAGTAAATAATCTCATTATCAATTTGAATAAATCCAGCAGATGCAATAGTTGATACATCACTTAAAGTAATAGTTGTATCTGTAGCGCTAATAGATGCTGCTAAATATGAAGTTGTTAAGTTAGACATACCAGTTTGTCTATTAATCCATACTTGGATAGGACGGCCAGTAGCTAACTTGTTAGGAATAGTTGAATAAGTATCTTCTGAGATACGATTGATATTAATGTCTTGTTGATTTGGTCCGCCATTACCAGTTCTTGTTACCATGCTTAATAGATCAATAGTATCTTTAGCCCATTCAATCGTTAATAGATTGAGGCTTCGTCTAGCGGTTCTAAAATCATAACCAGTTCTTAACTCTAAACCACAACGCTCAAATGCCTCTTCAATGAGGTCATTCATGTTTAGGTTAAATAGTGTGGTTCCTGTAGTTGATGCCATAAGTTACCTTTTTGCTTTTAACGCAAATACTTAACTAAATTTGCGCTATTTGCAATAATTATTATTTCTTAGCTGTTTTAGCAGCTTGTTTAAATTGTTTTGCAGTAGGTGCGCCTTTGGCTCCAACCTTACGCATCTTCTCACCAGAGCCAGCAGCAATACGTGCTCTTTTTCTGTGAATATTTTCGTATAAACCTACCTTGCCACCTTTAGCATATTGAGTAAAGTCAGTATCGTCTCTACGAGATTTCTTTTTACCCTTAGGCATTTTAGATGGTGCAATATCACCCATACCACGAGAAGTTCTCATTAGCAGATTTTTCCTTTTGTTTTACCACGAATAGCAATACCATCAGCACGTTTAGAAGCTGATGATTTAACCATGCCGCCTTTTTTATAATTTTCATCAAACTTTTTAACTTCTTTGTCTGATTTATTAATGATTTTATCTTTGTTAGATTCCATTTTTTTAGCAGCTTTCATTTCCACATAGCCTTGTTCTAAACCACGTTTAGCACTTTCGTGAGGGTTACCAAGGGCTGCATCTAAAGCTTTATTAATAGGGCCCATGATTGGACCTTCTTTGCCTCGTTTAAGGCCTTGTCCGTAACCTTCTAAGTAATCTTCTTTAGCCATGATTAAATGATCCTGCCTTTAGATTTGCCTTTAACAGCAATACCATTAGCTTTTGCTAATTGAGATGCTTTACCACCAGAAGCGTAGCATTTGCCACCTGATTTAAGAGATAATTTAGTGCCTTTACCATCTTTATGTTTTTGAGTGTCATGTTGCTTCATTGCTTTTTTAATCATTGCTTTGTCTTGCGCTTTATCTGATTTCATAGTTTCTCCACCTTTTTTCATTGTTGGCATTGTTGGGGAAGCCATAGCAGCCATAGGATTCATAGCTGGTCTAGCTGGACTTACGGCTAGTGCTGGGCGTTTCATTGCACGACCCATCATCATAGCCATTTTTGGATTAGTTGATCTTTTTTTCATATTAGTTCCTTAGTTGCATTTCCATCGTTTAAGAGAAGCTGCTTTTCTAGTAGGTCTGCCTTTTTCATCTTTCATAGGGCCAGGCATACCAGACATACGAGCACAAAAAGATCTTTTACGAGCACCACCTTGTGGTTGTGGAGCTTTTAAATTAGATCCTGTAGCAGCATTATATTTAGCACGACCTTTAGCAGTGAGACCTGCGCCTTTAGATACTGGTAACTTTTCACCACGTCCTACAGCTAATGAAACACCGCCTTTTTTAAACTTCTTACCTTTGTCAGCTTCCATAAAATCTTTACCTACAGATTGTGGAAT